TTTGGAATCGATTCTAGCGACGGTGATCTCGCCTAGAGCGTCACGATCAGACATATCCTCGACAACCTCGTTAATAGGGGTGGTTGGCATTGATAATTCTAAGCGCAATGCATCCATGACGGGCTTGATAATGGTATGTCCTTCACGGTTTGCCTCTTGAAGAGCGGCAAGACCAACGGAGACGCGTCGATCAATGGTCATGTCATCCACATTGCTAGAAGTAGTGAGGTGCAGATCGTTGGCCAACATGTATCTGTTGACGGCCTCCATCAAGAATTTGGATCTATTGAAGTTGTGATCCTGACAGTATTCGTTGATTTTCTCAATGATATGTGGCTTCAATGAGAATGAAATCGGTTGTGCGCGCTGGTTTGGTGGTAATGGTTTACGGCCCATGTACTATCGTAGAACTATTACCTTATTAATTTATCATTAGTATTTTACTAGAAAGGATCGTCAATATACGGTAAAAAATCTATTTTTTTCCTTATTGGTGCAACGGCCCTTAATACTCCGAGGTTGTATGAGTTTATTATGCTTCGCCTCTTACCGCTAGGTATGGCACAAAAGAAAACTAAGTCATTTGAAGTATTTGATACGATCTCAGCAACCGATTCAGGTCAGACAGTACGGATCGACCTCAACACATTTGTTGATGTCGCCGAATTGGAAGCCTTTGGACTACAAGCCGTTGAAGTAGGAATCAACGCAACTAACAATCTAGCGGACACTCTCACTAGCCGTTACCAAGTGCAAATAGCACTTGACGATCTTGGAACCGGTTTCATTAACCATGCTGAATACGATTCACTATATCTCAAGATTTTTGACATGTCAACAGGGGCACATGAAGAATCGTTGTCTCTCGGCGATGTTGCTGAGATCCGCTACATTCCGGGCGGTATTCTTGACGTACGTGCCGATAACATCGACGATACTGAAACTGTCGATTTATACGTTCGTTTGACCGGCGTTATTAGCAAACTCAGCGCAGCCGATTACATGAGCCTTGCTCTAACTCGTGCAAACAACGCTTGAGGGTGATCTATTGCCACTTCCAAAGCCGAAAAAGCGAGAAGGGTATAGAGAATATGTTTCTCGTTGCCATCGCTACGTTAAGCGCAATAAGACGGCGGTTCGTGGCGTATACGTCGGGCGAGGCAAGAACCGAAAGTTGAATTTGCCGGAACTAACCAAAAAGATCGCACGATCTTGGAAGAGACGATAATAACACTATTAAATTAATAATTTTATTTTACAGAGGGACAACAATGACTACGAGAATGGTATCATCCACATTTGGAGCAATCGACTACAATACAGGCACGATCCCAGCAGGGAACTTTTCCGCTCCAACTCCATCAGCAACGTTTAGCAGCCCAGCAAGTCAATACGGAACGCCGGTTCACGACGACGTTTTCTACGAGTTCTCAACTGGCGTAACTACTTTGACAGGGCGATTCATTACTTACGACAACCACGATCTGAGAGATCTACTAACAGAGGGAAAATGCTTGTCGGATGCCATGATTAACGTTCAGCGCATGAAGGAAACGCCTGTCGCAGTACAATGCTTCAACGTCGCACCATTGCGAAACATTGTTGAAACTATTATCGTGACCAATTCAACATTGGATATGGATGTTGGCGATCTCGGATCGGCGTTTCAATCACTATTCAAAGCCGGTTTTCACACATCACTACCCGGTAGAAATCAGGGCAAATTGGACGATCAACGAGAAATCTTGTATTGCGAGCGTCGCACATACGGTGTGGATCGATCTCAAGAGTTCACGTCGCCTAACGAAATGGGCGTAATGGCTACGCCCGGAAGCGGTGGAGGCGTTCCTACTCGATGGCTCAATAATTGGTTGCTTTTGGATCGTACTGTTACAGGCGAGGCGGATCTTGTGATCGGTCCCGAATTACAAATTATTAGAATGATTGAAGTGTTCGCTTTTGACAGATCCAATCAAAATGTGTCAACTGCTACGCCAACAGCGGCAGCACAAGAACTAATCCAACAAGATTCACAGGTTTTTGTCACTTTTACCCCCCTTGTCGTCAACGTAATCGGCAATGAACGGTCTATGACAGCCACAGAGAAAGCAGTCGAGTATTCCAACGTCTTCTTATCGAATCAGACTATCCCTCAAGCGTGATCGAATGCAGGGAGAATATCACCTTCCGGGCCACAATTTTACCGGGCCGGGTACGAAACTAAAATATCGATTGGAACGAGGCGATGAGCCCGTCAACAAGGTCGATGCATTGTCGCTTCATCACGACATGCGATACGAATTTTACGGCGATCAGCCTCTTGAGGTTTTTCGGGCTGATGTTCAATATATTGGCGGGTCGATAGGCATTGTTTTCTCCCCATCCTCGACCTTCCAAGAACGTGGGGAGGCGTTGCTAGTTGGAGGGATCATGACGCTCAAGGTGGTGGGCGACGTGGCCATTCCATCAAAACGCCTCCTCACCCTCGGACGCAAGTTGAAGGATCTGAGAAAAATCTCATCAGGAATTTCGGTGATGGCATGAGCAATGTTGACAAGACCCAAGATGAAAGGATTTCAAAACTTGAGGAGAGAATGCTCATGATGGAGCAGACAATTCTTGAGTTGAGAGGCATGACGAAGGTACTGAAAATGGTTGCCGGAGCCGTCGCATTGTCGCTTGGGCTCGATCTTAACGGTATGATAATATAAAATTATTAATTTAATATTACTTTACCACGATTTGACTTGGCCAAGATGTCTTCAAGTGGATTGTCAGCGATCCATTTGTCACAAATTCCGTATGTTTGCAACCGTCTGTTGCCCGTCAAGTTGCCAGCGCCTATTTTTCGTGATGCTTTGCGGTGAGGAGTGACAATGTAGATCATGGGTTGCGCTCTAAGCACGGCAGCGATCATCATACGAGTCGGGATCGTAAATGGACTGTACTCGTACCATCGATCAAGAACCGTGTCGACTGTAAATTCAGGCTCCCTTGCGAGATCGTGAACGACTCGATACCATGTGACATGGTGAATGACTTTGCGTCGTGCCACTCAATCACCTCAAGATGCCTGCTTGTATTGCGTCTTTGGCTTCTTGTAGTGTGCGGAATGGTGGAAACGATACGTCGTGTTCAAAATATTCGATACGCCATCGATTGCCCCGATTGACAATGTGAGCGATAACGTTGTCGTATGGATCATCGAGACGCAGATCGACTTGACTGATCTCGTAAACTGACTTGCCATTGACTTTGGAATCGATTCTAGCGACGGTGATCTCGCCTAGAGCGTCACGATCAGACATATCCTCGACAACCTCGTTAATAGGGGTGGTTGGCATTGATAATTCTAAGCGCAATGCATCCATGACGGGCTTG